GCGCCCAGGTGTTGCGTTTCCGCAACACCTGGGTTTACCCTAGTTTACGTCACCCTTGACAAATCGCAAAAAGTTCAGAGCAACTTCCAGCGTAGTCTCTCCGGGCATACGGGGAAACGAAACCGTTTCACCCTGAAAAGCCCGTTCCATTGCCAGAATCTCACCCTTGATCGGGTCATAGGCATCGAAGTCTGCACAATAGGCAACTGCGATTTTAACCCAGTTCACGGAATTCCGGCTCCATGATTCAGGCACACTGGGACGAACCGCGACGGTAATTCCGTCCTCAACATCATAAACCAGCGAGCCACCTTCTCCCTCAAGGTCGGACAGAAGATTACGCCGTAAAACTTGATCCCATTTTTTCATGATAAACCCTTTCAAGGTTAAGTTTCAGAGCCAGACCAAAACAAATTCTTCGTCGTAAGATACAGGCAAATCAGGAAAGTTATGCTCATCGAGCCAATCGTGTATATAGTACACAAATTCCTGAGCATCGTGCGTGCTTGAGAACGATACCGCAACAGCCTTGCGATCCTTGTGAAGTGCAAGGTTATCGATGCCAGCCCAAATCGCGCCACATTGCATGGCATGGTCAACTATCATTTGAGGATCGTTCATCATTTTGTTGCCTTGTGTTTTGTCCATGTAGAGAATTATACAGGTTTTTGGGGATTGTGCAACCCAGGGCATATAAGGAAAACCCTAATGACCAAAAAACCACGCTGTTACAAATTGTTACAATTAAATGCTTGACACGGGCCAAAATTATATGATATAATTTTGGCGCCAGCGTGTTGTAAAAATACAACACGCTCCCAGGCCTCGGGGCTTGCGCCCCGAGCCGTAGTGTGCTACGCCTTGCTGCGGATAAACTCCGCAATCGCAGCAAGCGCGCGCTTGTTTGCTTTGGCAAGTGAATCGGTATCCCCTTCTGAAAGGTTCAGTGCCTTGCCGATCATATCAGCGTGCTCATCCTTTTTGACGGGAGCCTCGCCCGTTTTGGTTGTGTATTCCTTTTTCTGGTATACACCCTCGCGGGACAGTTTAGCAACAATCGACCGAACCGATTTGCCCATTGCCTTGGCAATATCCTCAACCTGTACCCCAGCCTTGTAATCGGCCACAAGTTTAAGGGTTTGTTCCGAAGTGTAGTTCGCAGTCTTTTCAGCCATGATTTATTCCCCTTTGTCAATAAATGAAATTCCAAGCAAGCCAGCAGCAAAGCCAGCAAGTGCCAGCATTACGCTGGTAAGCCAGTATACCACAGAACCAGTCGCGGGTATCTGGTCAAGCCCGCCGGCTACGCCGGCAAGCAACACAATCCCAAAAAACACAAGCCCAAAACCTAACGCGCTTTTCATATTAGCCTCAATAAAGATTGTAATTCATAACGTGGAAGATACGGCAACCCTTGTGCATTGCCTTGACAAGCCCGCAAGCATCTTGCTCGCTTTGAGCCTGTAGTGTAACAGAACCTTGCTTGCCTTGCAAGTAGTAACTGATTGTATAGGTGTTCCGCATTGTGCTTCCAGGGTTGTGTGCTTCGATGTGTTTAATTATACAGGGTTGAAAATTTTGTGCAAGCATTGAATTGTAACAATTTGTAACAGCGCCAGGCCTTGTGATGTTATAACGTAACAGGGGCGGTTTTTTGACTTGACAAACCAAAAAATCTGAGCGCCCACCCACGCGTGTAACACCAAGGAAAATTTACCCATTGACCCTAAACCGCTAAACGTGTTACACTTTAAAAAACTACAGGATCACCATGAACCAACTACCCACCGACACCATCAACATAAGCCCCGAATTATTGGAGGTGGCTAATCTCTACCTAGAACACCAAAACACCCAGGAGGTAGCCACTGTCCTCCAGCTAGAACCCCACGACGTTGCCCAGATCCTAAAGCGTCCAGATGTGAAATCCTACATTAACCAGGTATTCTTCGACTTAGGCTTCAACAACCGGTTTCGTATGCGCCGTGCCATGGACGCACTTATTAGTCAAAAGTTTCAGGAGCTGGAGGAGTCGCAAACGGGCAGCACCAAAGACATATCGGAACTACTTGCACTCTCACACAAAATGAGCATGGAATTGCTAGACCGTGAGATTCAGCTGGAGAAATTACGGCAAGGTGGGCCTAAAAATCAGGTTAATGTGCAGATCAACGAGGGCGGTGACGGTACACGATATGGCCAGCTAATCCAGAAATTGCTGGGAGACAAACTTGCTTAAGGTGTCGAGACCCGATGTAGAGTGGGACGGCATTCAAGAATTCGACCCACATACCCGTTTTATTAAACTACCAATCGAAAACTATCTTAAGCTCATCGGAGCTTGGGATCAGCTAAACCGCGCGCAGCTGGCACTAATCAATGCGGTCAACAATCCACAATACCGTTTTGTTGTAGCCGCACTAGCACGCCGTCTAGGCAAAACCTATATTGCAAATATCATTGCGCAACTAGTAAGCCTAGTGCCAAACTGCAATGTCCTAGTGATCAGTCCCAACTATAATCTGTCCAGCATTAGTTTTGAACTGCAACGCAGGTTTATCAAACACTTTGAGTTGGAGGTGGAGCGGGATAACCTAAAGGACCGGGTAATTGAGCTGAGCAACGGGTCTACAGTCAGGATGGGTTCGCTGTCCACAGTAGATAGCACAGTTGGTAGATCGTACCAGCTTATACTCTTTGACGAGGCTGCCTTAGGCGACGGCGGTGAGGAGGCATTTAATATCCAGCTGCGTCCGACCCTAGACCGGGTAGATGCTAAAGCTATATTTATCTCCACACCTCGTGGCAAGCAAAACTGGTTCTCCCGATTCTGGGATCGTGGGTTCTCGGCAGAATTTCCGGAGTGGTGTTCACTCTGGGCAGATTATGAAGAAAATCCCAGGATGAGCCCTAAAGATATTGAAGAAGCCCGCAGGTCTATGAGCAAGCAGGAGTTTGAGCAGGAATACCTTGCGTCATTCACTACATTTGAGGGTCAGATTTATGAGTTACGGGATGATAACATCGTGCCTTGGGACCCCAAACTGCAGCTGGATCAGAGTACTCAGTTTATTGCGGGCTGCGACCCGGGATACCGAGACCCCACAGCCTTCCTAGTAGTAGCCTACCTGCCGGATCCACGTGATGCAGGCGAGGATAGGTTCTGGGTTATACGTGAGTACGAGGAGGCCGAGCAGACTACCCAGTATCATGCTCAGCAGATTAAGGGTCTAGCGGATGAATTCCAGATTGAACTAATCTTTATAGATTCGGCAGCAGCACAGTTCGCTCAAGACCTTGCCTATCAATACGATATTCCTACTGTGCGTGCTCGTAAAGATGTGCTTCCCGGCATTGCCTATGTACAAACCCTAGTCGCACAGGGTAAGCTATGGGTAGATCCGCAATGCACCAAGACTATCGAGGCACTCAACCAGTACAAGTGGGATGATCGTGAAGGTTTGACGCGTGAAAAGCCCAAGCACGACAAGTATTCACACCTTATGGATGCGCTCCGGTACTGTCTCTACTCGTTTACTAGATAATAATTATAACATAACTAGAAGGATTACACAAGTGAAAAAATTTATTCTTGTTGCGGGATTGGTTTCCAGCGCGGCAGTAGCCCAAGATTTTGGGTATGTACAAACTCCTGTACTATGTGGCCCTTTTAGTCGGTTCTTAGAGGTAGTAGGTGACAAAGATATTGCTGAGCAACCATGGTGGCGTGGGCAAAATTTGGAGGCCAACTCTAGTTATCTTATATTTAAAAACCCTAAAACTGATGCTTGGACGCTAGTTATAGTACATAAAAGTACAGCATGTTTACTAGGAGTAGGTACTGTAAGTGAAACGTACACTACCCCCAAGACTGAAAATGTGCATTGACTTATAGCTGCCCCGGTGGTATAATACTAACATTATGGCAAAAAATACTCAAAAACGTATACCTGTAAAATGGATCCGAGACCGTGCCAAGGGTGCTTACCAGAAGCAATCCACTTGCTGGGTTTGTGGAACCAACCAAGACCTTGAACTACACCATACCCACAGTATTACCCTACTCCTTGAACGCTGGTGCCAACAACTGGGCATCGAGCTGGATACGGATGATGAGGTACTTAGGGTACGGGATCAGTTCATTAGTGAGCATCACCGTGAGCTGTACGAACTAGTGTACACACTATGTAATCCACACCACGTTCGCTTACACCAGATATTTGGCAAAGCGCCTGGTCTGGGTACTGCTCAAAAACAGCAGCATTGGTTGGAACTGCAGCGTCAGAAACAGAGTGGTGAAGTTTTCCAGCAGCCTACGTGGGGATCTCCGTTTAGTGAGTTTACCAGTGGAGATAGCCGTGGGAATAAAACAATTTTTTAGTGACTTGCGCTGGAAACTTAATCCTGCGCAGGAGCGAATAGCACAAGAAGAGGGTACCATGATTGGTACCACTGCGCCCCTTACCTATCAGCAAGCGTTTAAGCGTGTTGAAATGGTTAACCGCGGCGTTAACTTAATTGTAAGTGCTTGTGCGGGTTTAGACTATGACGTCAAGGATAAGTTGTACGAGGGTGTGGTTGTAGGTACTCGTCAAAAGTCCCTAGCTACCATGCTAAACTACAGACCTAACCCCTACCAATCGGCACAAGATTTTCGTAAAAACATATTTACCGACTATTTACTAGAAGGCAATGTGTTTGTACACTACGACGGTACGTTTCTCTACCACCTGCCCGCTTCGCGTGTAGAAATACTCACCGATGAAAAGACATTTATCAAAGG